CCCCGAGCGGGCTGGCTCACAATTTATACCCGGACTGGCCACCGGCTATCTACAATACATGTAATTCCACGCCCCGTTAAATGTTTTGAACCTTTTCGATTCTTGCAAGTAGTCGTGTTTTGTGACAAAAAACTTAAATCCAAACTCATCAATTCTCACAATTGTTGAATTTACATCTTCAACATAGGTTCTACCTTCTTTCGAAATTTGCCTTGCTGTTGTTAAAGTTTCAATAGTTGTTTTCATGTTTTCTATTTTTTAAGGTTTGTTTACAGCCCCCGAAGGGGCTGGCTCACAATTTTTCCCGGACTGGCCACCGGCTAAATTTTAGTTGCCCCGTATGGCCTATAAGTGTTGAGAAACAAAAATTTACCTTTATTGGTAATCAATAAATCCATGGCAAACCCATTACAATGGGCATACCAGTCACCTCTATTAGAGTTGTTATCGTTTCCATTTTTGACTGCAAATTTTTTGATCCTTTTTAAGTCGGATTCAGTTGTTGTAAACTGGAATGATTTGTAATAACCTGCAATGATGTTTTTTTGGAATTTAGAACCATTTTTTACGGTTACCGATACGTTTTCCAAATTTGGATGGATGTTGATGTTAAAGGTTTTCATAGTTTTAAAATTTTACTGATTTGATTATTTTTACTATTTCGCTGTATTCGCCAGCGGTCATATATTTTTTTGCGATTTTGCTTTCAGTGATACCAAAATTGCGAACTAAAAATTTAATGTCATATTCGCAGCTGTCAGCTTTTGCGAACTTGAAGTTTTGGCAATGTTGAACAAAAGCGTAGGCTTTTAATTCAAACAAAGATTGAGGAGTTGCCTGAGTGTTTCCGTTTTCAATTGCAAAAATTTCAGCAAAAAAACGGTTACCATTGGCATTCAAATAATCAACTTGTTCGGAGCAAATGAAAGCATCTTTTGAAGTAGTATCGTTAACCAAGTAATCAAAATCGTTAGTATTGCGGTCACTTCCTAAGTTCTTTAAAGCTTGTCCCCCGATTAGTATTTGATTATTTGTTGTCATGTTTTCTATCTTTTTGATGATATGAAGATAAGCATAATATTCCAATTAATTGCTATTTATTTCAATTAATTTCATAATATTGACGAACGTACTAAAAACTGTGACGAATAAAAAAAGCCGGGAAACATGAAAACCCGGCCTTTATAATCAAACCATTAACCCGTAACTGAAAAATTATTTATTCGCCCCAGTGATTTTAGCGGCCAAATTAACTACAATGTCATCCCATTTGGTTTCCGTTTGCTCTGCAATTTTTTGGGCAATCCTGATAGCTGCTTGGACGGCTTCTTTACCGGTCGGGTTGAGTTCCTCGACCTGTTTCAGCTTTTCGGCAATCAGATCGCCAAATTCGGCAATATCAGCAACCAACTCGTTGTCGATTTCCGTTTCCGTTTTGTCGATGGTGAAAGCCGCAATGATCATCAGATCATCAGCAACGCTGCTGTTCAGATAAATTTCAACTTGTTCTTTTGTCAGTTTCATAAAGTATTTTTTTTAGGTTATCAAATATACAAAAAAAATTGATCACTCACCTTTTTTGACCGAAAAATAACCCTTTTTAGCATGATGGACTGCTGCACCACCACCCAGCGCCAAAAACATGCCTATTGTAAATTTTACCCCGCTGGAATCGTTCAGTATGCCAGCTTTAACGGCTTCGGTCAAAGCGGTATATGCCCCCAGGAAAATGATTGTTTTGTTGCCGTTTAAAAAATTCCAAATTCGCTTCATATCAAAATTATTTGTTGGTTAACGAAAAATGAGGGTAGTCCTTAAATTTTGGCCAATTGCCGCCCCAATATAGCGTTACCCCTACATCTTTTGCACATTGCAAAATAAAATTACCAAGTGCTTTAAACCTGTCAATGTCTTGCCAATCAATTGGATAAGGCACTATATCAACTGCATTGCTTGGCATTGTGTTATGTGATGACTGCCCAAAATGGGCTTTGCTGGCACCTGAATTAAAAGCCGCCTCCTGGGCTTCTTTTCCACGATGACCACAAATGACCGAAAAATCCATAAAATCTTTTTCGACCGCGTAATTGATGACTTTTTGAATGTCTTGATGGCATTCTGAAAGTTTGCTTTTGCTTTTATTTGAAAGTTTCATTTCATATATATTAATGTTATCACCAAACCAATCAAACCAACCGAAAACGAACCTACCCCAATCAAAGCCGCTATAAGCTTGTAATTGTTGCCCGTTTTCTTCATTTCAAATTTTTCGATAGCTTTCATTTCGACTTCAAATTTGACCAATCCTGAAACAGCTGTGGCCAATTTTTCAACCGATTCTACCATAACGGTCAAACGCTCTTCCATTTTTGCTATTTTTTCGCTTTGTGTACAAGGTTGCATTTTATCAAATTTTAAAAGTTAAAAATTGAGTTTCGGATTTTTCCGAAGTCGATCCCCAAAGAGGATAGGTAGTATAATTTTCGTTAAGGAACTTGATCACATCATTGGCGTATTGTTGCGCCGTCTGCATATAATTTAAAGCGATCGATTCTTTTTGTTTGGCAGTCTCAAACATTTGCTGAGGATTATTCACAAGCTGGATAGCCCCTACCTGCGAATGGAACAAGTCACCTTCACGGGTCGCAATTGCAAGCCACCAATATGCCAGACAAGGTTTCAATCCATAAAAATTAATGGTTTCTCCATCTACTTCATATTCTTTGCCGTTGAGCAAATCGGCATATTTTCCACTTGTCCGGGCATCCTTCATAAAATCAAGATATAAAGCATCGCCCAAAAGGCCACGTAAATTTAACCGCTGTACTTCGCCCAAAAACGCTGCGAACCTGGTTGCGTCGAATTTTGAATCAACAGACCTGTAAGTCCTTATATCTGTTATAGTTATGAGTGATGTTTCTGCCATAATGCTTTTATATTTAAGTTTACCCTCCCATTGTGCACGTTAAAAAATCCATGCGATCCTCAGGGGGATATTGTTCGCTGATTATCAATGAGTTACGTGAAATTTTCTTTTTTGCCATTGTACCGTTTTTAATTTTTTATGTAACTATCTGATAATCAATAAGTTTATTTTGAGTGGAATTAATTGAATGTTTTGGAAATTACTTCCTCATCATCGTTTACGAGCCAAATTTTTATTTGCTCATCATCGAAGCCGAAACCGCTTGACAGCAAAGCCGCTGCCTGTTCAAAAGTCAATTCGCCTTTTTTGTACCTTTTTGTGATCCTAAAAACACCCTGCAATTGGCGACCGGTTAAATTAGTAAGCGTTTCGTTTACAGCTGCCGCCGGTTCAGTTCCTGGTTGACCAGCAACTTGTGCCGGTTGAGTGCCATCGGCTGATCGCATTGTGAATTGTTTGGGGACGATTTGAAACCCTGCAATATTAGCCCAAATTGAATATTTTAAAATTTTGCTCAACCCTTTTTCGATTTCCTTTCGTTCGGTTTCTACCTGAACATTATAGTAATTGAAAGCATCGGCGAACGATTCCTGGTTAAACATGCCACCCTGGGCAACCCCATTCAAGATAGGTGGCTGCTTAAACTTCGCGTAGATATTTAACTTTGCGGTTTCAATTTGGTTTTTATGCAATGAATCAATATTATTGCGGCTTATAGGCCAAAAGTATTTCCATTGTGCCAATTGTTCTGATGGCATAACGCCAAAAACACGGGAGCCACCGGCATTGGCCGAACCCTTGTCGCTTTTTAAGTCTTTTTTTATGCCCTCAATTTCTTTTTCATCGACTAAAGCTTTTGGATAAACGAGATACCCACCAAGCGAATAATCATTTTGGATGCTCGAAAGCCCGTAAAGTTTTGCTTCAGCTTCAAATTGTGCATCATCAATGACAGCATCCCATTCGCACGTGGTGTAATAATCCGCGGCGTTTGGTATCCAGTACATCAGTTGACCGACATATTTATTAATGTCGCCACATTCTTTTATCTCATTGACGACATTTTCAGGCCAAAAAGGGGCATAAATTACCTCGTCTTTTTTTCGGATCATCCTGCGAGGCCAATCTGGGTTAACAACGAATTTTTTTAAATTCCGGTGTATGCGTACATTTTCGAAATTAATAGGGTTGATTTCAACGATTTGGCCTAACATGTTGTAATTAAAATGCAATGCCCAACCCCTGAACATTGCCCGTGAATCGCACACATGGCGCAAAATATCCCATAAAGTTTGCCCTTCACGGTTTACTACCGTGTCCATGCCCGGAAAACCATCGCCGGACATAAAAGCCGAATAGGTTTCAATAGCTGATTTTGTGGTTCCGGAACGATCAGCTATCGACTTTATTTTGTTAGGATATAAGTTGTCAACGTCATATGGCAGATATATGTCATTCGTCCGGGCAGGGTTGACATACATCCGCGCGACGTGAAGGGTCCTCTGAATAGAATTAACGGCGATTTTTACATCGCCGTTTTCTTCAATTTCGTTCATAGCAAAAAACGATTAACCGAAATAATAACTTTCTTTTCCAGCTGCCTTAATTTCGTCCGAAATTTCTTTTGGCACCGGGATGTCTTTTACAAGTTTGTAAACTTTCAAACCTATTGAGGCCGTTACCGTTTTAACCGGTTTAGCCCCTTTGCAGGTTTTTAATTCTTTTTCAAGGTTGACGAGTTCTTTTTCGTACTCATCTTTGAGGGTTGCGCCGTCAAATTTTAAAAACTTAAGCGTCGTAAACCGCTCATATTTTCCGCTTTCGACTGCGCTTTGTTTCGGAGTTTCCGTTTTTGGTTGTTTCGGAGTTTCCGTTTTTGGTTGTTTCGGAGTTTCCGTTTTTGGTTGTTTCTGAGCTTCCGGTGTCGGTTGCTCTACTTGTTTCTGATCTTGCATAATTTTTAATTTTCCAGCAAGTTAATAATTTTTGTTGAATATCTAAAGGCAGGTTATCGAAATCAATAACCTCTCCTTTATGATATATTATTTTACCTTGCATTACGAAGCAAGTAATGAAAGAATATCGAAAGTACTCTCAACAAGTTGAGGAGCTGCAATCTCAGGCGGGTCATTATCAGGGGTTTTAATTACCATCTGAAATGTTCCACCAGTATCGGCATCACCAGGCATCATCTGAAAATCTGACATTCTCATTCCTACACGGCGACCGTAAAGCAGAGCCTTACCGGACACAAGAGGTACGAGTACAGCAACTTTCTGAAACCTTGTACGTGTTGCATTTTCAACACTGAGTTGAGTAGCATCAATAACCCTCATGTCAAGAGTGTGATCAAAGCCGTCAATTGCAGATACACCCCTAAGAGGCGAGCCAGGTATGATTTGAACAGAGCCTTTTGAACTTTCAAATTTATATCCGTAAGTCCCTGAATCCAAAGTTATTGTCTCGATCTCATGAGAAATTGCATCTTCGGTAATAACACCGTTAGTCAAGTCCTCGTGATTTATAAGGATAGCGTAGTTTTCTATACCTCCCTGAACGATAGCAGCCCCGTCAAAAGCAACGCCGCGATCTATTTTTACATTTGTAGGCATAATTTAATATTTTAAAAAGTAGCGTGCATTTGAAATTACACAGGTGTCACCAACTGAACCATCTACCCACAGCCTATAATTTTTATAAAGAGGCGGGCTTTGGTAAACAATATTGTTAACAACTGCTGATCCGGTGATACTTACTGTATCAATATTTTCCCAGCAACTTGCACAGGAACTTCCAAAAGTTCCCTGAAAATATGCTGTAGCATCATCTTTGCTCGACTGAAAGAAAAACCCGGCAACTCCCTGATATATCCCGGCTTCTTTAGTGCCTGTGAAATATATATTCTCATTGCCACGCGTGCTGTCAGTCGCGAAGATTTGATTAGCTGCTTGGCCGCTGGCAGATAAGCCAACAGCAAAAAGCAGTATAATTATTAATAAATTCCTCATGTTACCTATCCTTATAAATTAGTGTAGGAGAAGTGACAGCAACTCTGTCCCCGGCCGCACAAGCAATTCTTACCCTGTAATATAGATATAACAAAGGTGTTGAAAGATATAGCTTCGTAGTCCCGTCAGTTGTTGTATTTACAAGGGCTGCATTATCTGTCAATATAGTCCAAGTCGTGCCGTTATCGCTGCCCTCGATCCTCGCAAAAGAAAGCGAATCGGTAACATCGACTTTCGTAAACTGAAAAGATAACAATCCAGTTGAACTTGCTGCTTTTATCTTACCCGTCAAAGATGGGTAGGTGTTAGTATCAGCGCTAACCGTGTCGTTGGCAAATGTATAGATGTACTGTTGAGCGTTAAGGCTGGCACCAAGTGCCAGCGCTATAACTAAAATTAACAATTTTTTCATTTTTCTTTAAATATTAAGCAGGTTCGTAAAGGACCATTTCGGGCGCACTGATATAGTTCGCATCGAATTTTAAATCCAACCTGGCAAACCAGGTGCGAGAATTGTTGGCCACTTTGTCGATCAAAACCCCTTCGTTGTCAAGATCAACCCAGAAACCAGCGTGCAAGTTGTCAGATTTTGACCCTAAAATATGGCCGGATTTCATCCCGTCAAATGGGATCATCTTTGATGTCAAAAAAACAGCATCGGCTAAGCTCGATCCTAAAACACCGGCGAAAGCCTTTGTTAATTCGAGGTTAGAAGTTTGCATCAACTTCCAAACGGCCGTGTCCACTTTCAAAGTGAAATCAGGGTCCCGAATCAGGTGCGATGGAATTGCGCTCCAAACGGCTGCCAAAATATCGGCGAAGTTGTTTGAAGTGATAGTACCGGCTGGAGTAGGTTTGATGACATTTGCATCAGCGATTGCACGTGTAACCCAACCATCAATAAAGTGCATTTTTGTTGAGGCATTTAATAATTTGTCCCCCTGGAATAAAAGTGACGAATAATGCAAACCTGCCTTATTCATGATCAATTCAAGGATAGCACTCATTAGCTGGGCGTTCATTTCCAAATTGGTAAAATCGCCAGCAGCTTGCCATTTTTTCCACAATGTGCCGTGCCATGCGGTCGGGACAAATTCGATGTAGATCGTTCCTTTGGCCATGTTCATTTCCCTTTCGGAATAGGTAACCACGGCGGTATCAGAAGTCGGTGCCGTATCGGTGTAAACACCAATAGGCAAAGTACTTGCCGCCATTTTAGGCAGCGAAAATTTACCGGCCTGGTCGGTAATCATTTGGCATATTGATTCTTTTGCCACTTCATTGCCCAAACCCAGTTCAAGAAACAATTGTTCGAGAACTTCGCCGTTATAATTTGAGTTAGATAACGTGAGAGCCATAATTATTTCCCTCCTTTACGTTTAAGTTCGGCGGTGGCTTTCAGTTCGGCCATTTTGGCTTCAATTTTCCCCTGCAACTGATCTTCCACAGATGCCAAACCCGGGTTAATAGGCCCGCCACTTTTGACCGGTTTGTGTGTGCTTGCCAAAACTTCCAAAGGTTTTAACTTTGCTTCGATGGCAGCCATCACTTTTTCCTCACTTTTTACCAGCATAGCGGCCACGGTGGCCACGATAGCGGCACTTGCTGCGGTTGCATCAGGGGCGGCCAATTCCGAAACTTCGGTTATCACGCCACCGGCCACGGTAATTTTTCGGCCATCGGCCAAATCATAGGTACCATCTTCGAGGGTCATCGCCCCCAAAGGTGCGACCTCAACACCAATAGCGGCTTCATCTGCATTGATCAGCAGGTTTTTGCCGTCTTTTAGTGCCAAGATGTTTGTAACCTCAGCCTTTCCGGGTTCTTTCTTTCCAAAAATTTTCATTTTTTCTTCGAGTTTTGTTAATAATAATTCGTTGACTTTGCCTTTAGCGCCTGTTAAAATTGCGCTGGCGGCTATTTTGATACCGGATGAAACTATCCGGTCAACAAAACCAAGTTTTTTCGCCTCATCAGGGGATAACCAATCAGAAGCTTTCATAATGCCTTTTATTTTTTCATCGGCCATACCAGTTTTTTCACGGTACATTTTGACCATGATGGCATCGGTTTTCATCAGGTCGGATGCTGCTTTTTGAAAATCATAAACATTCCCAGTCATTTCCTGCCAGCCATTATGAACCAAAAAAAGAGCATTGTCCGACATTTGAACCTCATCGCAGGCAATAGCGATAATAGTCCCGGCTGATGCTGTCAGACCAACTATATTAGCAATTGTTTTTTGTGGATGAGCTTTTATAAGATCGTGTATTGTTATCCCGGTGGCCAAGTCACCGCCAAGGGTTGAAATGTCGAATTGAATTTCTTCGTTTTTATTGGCATTAAGAAACGAGCGGACACCGTCAACGGTTATTCCATTTTCGTCGCCTACATTATTAAACATCTCAAACTTTACCATGTCCAAATATAAGGTCAAAAAAAAGACTGTCAAAAAAATTGACAGTCAGTATGTAGTAGTTGCAGTTGATAGTTAACGTAGACCCTCCCATTGTGCACGCTGTTTTTTCCATGCGATTCTCAGAGGGATATTGTTATCTGATTATCAGTGAGTTACGTAATTTTTGCGTTTTTTCATCGTCCTGTTTTTTGCTTAGTTTCATAACTATCTGATTATCAACATGTTTCTTTTAGGTGAAATTAATTGGATATATTGGAAATTACTTTACTAAGTCATTAAAAACAGTCCGTTCACTTACTGCAAATATATTTGTTAAGGCGTTGATCACGTCCGAAGTATTCCGGCAATTTTCTAAACCGGTGGCCATGACCCTTAGTTCGTTGGCTGCCTTTTTTTTATCGGTAATTGCAAGTTTACAAAATTTAGACCTGGTTTCAATTGCCTTTACCCGTTTCATACCACACCAACGTTTTTAGACTTTTCGACTTCGGTCATCCCGGTTTGAATATCACCAACCCTAACATATATAGGGGTTCGGCTTATCTCGTCGTTGACGGTTTTCCTAATGTCACCTACCTGGCTTGACACTTCGCCGCCCTCAGCATAGGTGCGGGTGGGTTTTCTGTCAAAATAAGAACGGCCCCCAAAAGATTCGTTTATTGCGCTCAACGCAGCTATTTCGGCGGTTGCGTCTTTTTTCATCACAAAAAGAGCTTCGCCCCGTTCGGCCTCAAATTTACTGCCATCCGTTCCCCAAAATTGAGTGCCGCCCTGGGAGTGGGGTTTACCACCGATGACCCCGCCCTTTGCATAAGTTGTAGAAGGTGTATATTTTTGTTTTGCAATGGCTGCTATTTGCACGCCGCCCAATACAGCGGCCAAAGCTGCCATCAATATCCCTGGCATAGGGAGGCCGGATGCCAACCCTTTGATAACAGCCAGAGCGGTGGCAATAGCGGCATCAATCAACGCCTTTTTCTTTTCTTCATTAAATTGTTTTTTCTTGAGCTCAAGTTCTTTTTGTGCGTATTTTTTATTGATGGCATCTTTAGCGGCGGCATCATCCCCGACAAGTGCCAGTTCAGCTTCTTTTTGTGATGCTAAATTTGCATATTCATTATCATAATTTTTTATTATACTTGAACTCAATTGCATAGCAGCTTGGCCGATCGCTTCAAATGTTGCAAGTGCTGCCCCTTTTTCTTTAAAATCAATCGTGGCAATTTTGGAAAAAGCATCGGATAAAATGGTAATCCGGCTATCGGCCATGGATTTTGTCGCATTGATAATGCCTTGCAGGTTGTTGTAGGATTCCTGCAAAGCAGCTTGCCTCATTGCCTTGACGTTTTCCTGATAAACGGCTTCGATTTCTTCCAGGCGCATTTTATGTTCCTGATCTAAAACCTCCCTTTCTTCGTTCGTCAGCTCGATGTTTGCCTTTTCAAATTCCCATTTGGCTGCTTCATCTTCAATTTGCAGGTCACGAAGTTTAGCAAAATTTTCTTCTTCGATCATTTGCTCCTGCCTTTTTAGTTCGGCCAATTTGAAAATAGCTTCACCCCTGCGGGCAGCGGCTTCCTCGTCCCTTTGTTTTTGCTCTTCGTCTAATTTTTTCTTTTCCTCAGCGGCTTTTTCATTAGCGGCTTTTTCATCGGCTATTATTTTGGCGGCGGCATCTGCGGCAGCTTTTTTACTTTTTAGGTTTTCTTCCTCCATTTCTTTAATTGCGGAATTAAGTTGACTATTTAAAGCCATTCTTTTTTGAGCATTTTCTTTTTGGACGTTAAAAACATCAGCTTCTAATTGAGCTTGTTCATTTAAATCTTCTTTTGTGGAATTGCTTAAATCGTTTTGGGCTGCTTTTAATGCTGCTTTTTCTTTAGTTATTTTTAAATCAGTGTCCAAAATTGCGAGCTCCATATCATTAGCTTTTCGAAGCATCGCGATACGTTCCTCTGCACTATATTTTTCTTTTAAAACCGCTTCTGATTTAATTTTACTAACCTCAGCTTCTAATTTACTGCTTTCAACAAGGTGTTTTCTTTGCAATAAATCTAAAGCCGCCTGCCTATCAGCTAAATTTTTGGCAATCTCAATTTCTTTTTTTGTTTCGTCGATAATATCAGATATTGAATTTTTGGCCGCTATGGCTGCATTCTTGACCTTACCAATTACATCAGTGACACCGGTTACTGCTTGTAAACCGGCGTTAGTTAAATCTTTAAACCCTTCTTTAAACTCACCGGAAAATATTTTAGCAACCGCTTTCCCGATTTCTCCAAAAGCTTTAAACCTGTTGATCAAATTTTCTTTGATCAAATTACCCAGTTTTTCGATTGTCTCTTTTGGTTTGCTGACCGCTTCAAATACCCATTTGCCAACTTTTTGAATGAGGTCACCAAGGTTGCCAACTATGACATTAAACACTGCCATAATTTTGTTAAGCCGGTTTTGCCCTTCCTCAGACCCTTTGAAATAGCTGATCAATGCTTTTAAAGCTAATGCCAAAGCGGCTACTATCGCACCTATCGGTGTCGCGATAAATGCGAGGGCGGCTTTGGTCATGCCTCCGATACCGGAAATCACACTGCCGATGGGTCCAGGGATTTTACTTAAACTGTCACCTATCTTGCCCATATTCATGTATAATTTGCTTTGGGCATCAACATTGCCTTTTATGATAGCCGTGTTCGCATCTATTTTTGTATTATATTCAGCTAATTTTTTTCGGCCTTCTTCGGTTTGTAAGTTTAATTTATTTCTTTCTTCCCTAAGTACTTGATTTTCAGTTTTAGCCCTTTTTATAGAGCCAATTTCAGATTGAACAACATTGATATATTTTTTGCGTTCGTTCGAATCACGGCCTAATGTAAGCGATGTTTCAGCCATTTGTGTTGAGTAATCTTTTTGCGATATTTTCCCATCTTTTAAGGCTTGTTTCATTTCCGCTTGCTTTGCTTCATTCGCCGCAATAGCTTTAGTGAGGTCGTTTATCTTTGTAACCGCCTCATCTGTATCGTATTGTATCTTAATTACTGATGTTTCGTTTGCCATTTTTATCCAATTTTAGAAAGTGTCCCAATTTTTAAAGCATAAGCCAAAGCCGTTTTTCCAGCTTGTTTTTGCACTTTTTCAAAAAATTCATCATATAATTTATCAAAAGCATTTGCAACGTGTTGATATTCTGCTTTGTTCCCGAATTCGGCTATCCTTTTTGCAACCGGAAAAGGTATCTCAAATTTCCCGGTCAATGGATTGGGCGGCGGAAACCGACCAGGGCCCCTGCCGTGGATCACATAATAAATATAATCTAATCCTACCAATTTTACATTCATCGAACTTAAATTTGATTCAACCCTCAACCCGGCAATTGTCTTGCTGTCAGCAGTTAATTGCCTTTCTGAAATCAAAAGACGGATCAAATCTTCCTTAAATTGTTCGACCATTTTTTCAGTATCCTCAATAAGCTGCCTATCCAAGTCATTTTCCATAAGCCAATAGTTTTACTTTAGTTTTTCGACCGGGTATAAAGTTATTTATTTCCAAAACAATAAACGTCGTTTTAAAATAATCAATATAAACAAGTTGCTTCAGTTGCCAGCTCAAAACATCCAGCTTGTTCAAATTAAATTCGGCATCCACCGCCCGGATGCGATAAAGCGAATTGAAATAATTCTGATAATATTGAGTTTTTAAATTATTCCAGTCGATAGAAAAAAATTGAAGTTTATCCGCGTTTATCGAAAAAATACGTGGGTTAATGTCATAAAGGGTTATTCGGGCATCATCGTTATATATATTAGCATGCCCGATGACGTTGTTATTTATTTTCACGTCATAAGATGCCCCGAATTTTAGCGCAATATAATCACCTTCAGCTGTCATTGATTCGTTATCTGTTTCAAAAAATGTCCGGCCAAGGTTTACATTAACAGTTTGGTCATTTTGATACCTGAGTATATTTTTTTGAAACAGCCCGGAATATTTAGAAGTAATATTTTCGCTGTCTATGATAAATTTATCCGACCAATCTACCGAATCCATTTTATTCAATTTACCAAGCCCGATCCAACTAAAATTTTTTGAAAACACATCAATAGAGTGGTATTGATTTCCAATTACCGAAATAAGGTAATATAAATCTTTAAAGGTCAAATCTGGCAAATTGTCGTAAGCTTTAATTTTATAGCCTAAAAATGGGTTTGACGAAAGCAATATGTTTTCTTTTTCGGAATGCAGCGAATAAAGCAGCCCGTCAATTGTTACCGATCCTGAGCCCAAAAGAATTATTTCAATGTTTATGCCATTATCACTTTGAAAATCGGACGTGGAAAAGTCAATAATGGTTTCACCGGCGGTCAATGTTATTTTACTTTCAGTTATTTTTGTCGCATCAACCTTGTCTGTACCCCTTATTATAAAGTCAATAGTTGCATCGGAAATGATAGTCCCGCGAAACCTGAATTTCGCTTTTAAAATGTCAATATCAATATAAGCCGAATAGGCGGTTATGTCCGAATGTTCAAAATCATTGGTATCAAGTCCGGTTAATGCCAGCGTCCCAGCCGGCACAAAACTTGCAGCTACATATGTTTTTTGGTAGCTCGTGAAAAAAAAATCGGAATGCCACCCGGAAAATGCCAGCTGGATTTCGTTTCCTGTATAGGTGTACCCTTGCAATTCGATTGCCTTTTTTAAAAAAGCCTCAACATTAAAAGAAGGTCGAGAATACTTGCAACGGGCATCACCACCGCCGCTAATTTGGTCGGTGTTGTCTCGGATCGCTTTTTCGTGCAGGCAAAGCTTCCCCCAAAACCAACAGTTGTTTGGATCAGCTGTATCCAAAGCATCAATTTCGGTCGTTGATAAAGCGGTATCTTTATCGTCCCACGAAATTGTGTTTAATTTTGTCTCGAGGGCATTGAACAACTCCTTACTATCATCAACACATTGAAGCTCATACGTATTATACGATCCAGAATCTAAGTACCCTTTTCCTTTGAAAATCTTGAAAACATCCTGGATAACAATATTATATAACCGGTCATAGCTCCTATTATTGCTGCCTACAGCCTTTGGGCTGTTGAATATTGTCCGGTTTTTGACCGTATCCGGGAGCGAAAATTTATTTGTGAAGTCGATGAAACGGGCTGATGGGTTATTTATGTCGATAGATTTTTTGGTAATAGCCGGGCTGCTATTGCCTAATTCAGCAACTTGTCCGTCGATTATTATTTCCATTTTCTTAACTCCTTGATTATCAATTACTTACCCCACATTTAAATAATCAGCCCCATTGTGCACGCTGTTTTTTCCATGCGATCCTCAGGGGGATATTGTTCGCTGATTATCAGTGAGTTACTTAAATTTTAGTTCTTTTTTTATTTGCCTTGTTTGTCATATTAGTTAACTATCTGATTATCAACATGTTTCTTTTGAGTGAAATTAATTGAGTTTATTTGCAAGTTATTTCCAAACCGGCAAATTTGACTGAATCAGTTTTATCTCAATATCATAACGACCGTCCGAAAGCTGCCATTTGGCGCTATTCGAATCAGGGGCGAAGCGTTCAGTTGTTCCATCCTTAAACAACCGTGTAACAAATTTATTTCCAAACAGTTGCAATACAACATCCAAATCATTGCGGCTCAAATCGTTAGCTACCAGCGTCACCGACCTGGTTTCTGAACTGATAAGGCTTTCGATCCGCGTCGAACTTTCAGAGTTGACAACCTCGCCGCTTGTTTTCCTTTCAAATTCGGCATCGTAAAACATGAGCTGATAATCAGCACCATCCCTACCGATCCACCGGATCAAATATTCGTGATCTGCGTAATCGGCATTTTGCAAGCTTTTTGGTCGAACAAGTTCAAAAATTTTTGACATTAGCCCATAATTATTGAGATGTTAAACACCCATCCGGTTGGCGATGAGTGCATCGGAATTATATATATATCGCCATTCCCGTCTACATAACCAGTACCGGTTTCACCAAGGTTGTCTTTTGAACAAATTGGAAACTCAACATTGTATCCAGGAGTTGTATATCCGTTAATCCTTTTGACCAACATAGCAGTACCCTCGTTGCCACCTGAATTTGAAACATTACCTGTGATGCTCAAAATTTTGTGCCATTTATGACCGGCCAATGCCTTGACGGTCAAAATAGAATTTGGCACGCCTGTAAAAGCAAGGGCTTCGGATGCGTCCAAATCTGTATCAAGTGCTGCAACCAAAGCATCAGCATACGCCACCAATGCGTCATATTTTCTTTTTAGCTCGAGAGCAATCACGGCCAAATTTCCAATGCTACCAGCATCTACCTCAGCACTCGTGGCAATTTCAATTATACCTTTTTGCGTTTGCGAAGCAACCGGAATCCTACCTGGAGTGATTATTTTATCAAGGGCCGAAATGGCATTCGCCTCAGCAGCCGTAGCAATTTCTAAAACACCCTCGATTGTTTCGGTCGCCGTCTTGACGTTTTCGACCCAGGCTTTTGCGAAATAACTTGATGATTTTCTGACAATTTCATAAAGCACTAAGTTGAGGGCGTTTGCGTTTGCTTTAATTGGGGTAACATCGGTAACACCAACAAATGTAACTGCCTGCCCGGCTGTCTTTGTGATCAGCAGGAATTTTGTTTCGCCGTCATCAATCCCCGATAGGGTTATATTCAACGCCCCGCCGGTTCGGGTCAAATCGACCCTATCTTTACCGGTAAAGTCAACGGTAATGTTCGTAGCGGTCGCAGTTTGCGGTAACGCAACATCTTGACCAAAAACCACCGAAGCGGCGAGATCGTTGATTAAAACGTCCCGGTGGATTGCCGTTGTGACAAGCGGCTGTATCTTGGTTGTCACATTGCTTGTAAATGATTGCCTATTTCCTTTTGCCATTGTATTTTTATTAGTCAGTTATATAATCTGTACTTGCATAATCGTTGTGGTCATATTCTGCAAGTGCGTTCAAATCAAAATCAAATTCGATAAATTTAGTTGCCAAGCTGACAACTGCATCCGACGGCCATTCCCATGCCAAAAAACCATTTACATCGCTGTCCAGTTCGGTTAGTGCACCGGTATCAACTACAACCCGGTTAGCGTCCAGTTCCCTGTATGTCATTTTCATGGTCGAGTTAACAGAGTCTTCTTCATGTGCTATCACCAGTTGCGCCGAATATCCTAAATATAATTTTGGGACATCAAATGTGTTCAATATCTCATCGTTTATCGGCTCTTCGGTTGCATAGATCAACACAACTGCCTTATTATCAATTAAAGTGAAATTTTCTGAACTTCCTTGATAAACCTGCCTGTATTGGATTTCAAATTCTTTTCGGCTGTTGATAAGATGCCCTTCGGTTATCGCCTCCCGTTGCCGGTTGAGGTCGTTGGCCACGGATACATCAATCGAAATATTCCCATCGGCATCACCGTCCGAAGTCAAAGAAAATGGAAGTACCTGTGATGTTGGAAATACACGGTCAACACATTGTAATTCAACATAATAGTTTTTCAGGTAATTGATATATCCGCCCGTTGCATCCTGGACATAAGGAATATCAATAGTTATGTCGGTTGCCGTCAAGCTCAATATAGTTCCATTTACGTTATAGGTATAATCAGCCCCTTCGGAATAAACATAAATAGTATCGCCAACTTCCAGGTAGCTGGTCAAATCAGTCCCGACATTAATTTGAATCCCTCCCGAACCTGATTCGACAGAAGTTATTGCTAGGTCTTCACGTTTGAAAACAAATTCAACCGGGCGAAAACCTGGGAACAATTTGACGGTACCAGAACCGACTGGATTGGTTACTAATGTTAAAGCCATTTTAAAACCTCCGCTTTTTCTTCGTCTCAAACATAATCAAAAGTGTAAATCGCAGAATCCCATGTTAACAATTCTGTATCAAAATGATAAATTGGTGTTGTCGAAATGTCCGGTGTAAATTCGTAATATGATATAATTGATGGCACCGGATTTTCAAGCGCCAAACTGAAACTCATCTCATCGTGGGGTTTTATATCACTTTCCCTGCACCATATCGGCGTGTTATAATATTTAAATGTGCCATCGTAAAATTCGACCAAAAAACACCATCCGTAAATTGAGCTGCAAATTTGGTTCAGCAAATTGTAATTATCGAGGGTCAATCCCAAAAGAAGGAATTCGACCTTAAAATCTTGAGCCATAAATCCATTCCTAAATTTAAGCTTAATGTCAAATTCCGGTTGCTGCATATTTTCTATCAAGATAACTGCGCCCAAGTTTGACAGGTCGGTTATCGCTCGAAGGTTTAGCGGGTCATAAAAATTAAACGTTATGCCCGTGTTTTCGTAAAGTGTGATATTTTTTATGCCAGCTTGATACATTTTAAATCCTCTATATTAAATAATACTTCTGGTTTAGGTGAAATTAATTGAGTTTTTTTGAAATTACATCGCTTATAAGTGATTATTCGTGAGCAGGGTCGTTGTTATAATAGCACCACGCCCCAGTGGTCAACGCTGCCCAAGCTGCATTTCCAGTGACCTCCGGTATTGCAGTGCCGTTGTTCAGGTGTTTGCAGTGCCAATTTTGAACGATCCAAACCTGCGTGCCTATCGTTACGCAATCGTACACGTTGCCGTCGTAGTCGGTCACCGTGCCCGGATTT